TCATCTACTGTTGCGCCTGTTATCGTGCCATTGTTTTTATTACCTGACCAATCGACTTGGTTTGTTACACCCGACCAACCTAATTCCGAATATAGGACAGCGCCTGTTGTTTTAGGCATCATACTGAATTGATGAGCGATAATTTCGTTTAATGTTAGGGCTTTGTTGTTATAAACAACGATGTTTCCTGCTTTGCCATCAAAAGGAAAAGAGCCTGCTGAACCTCTTCCTACTATGAATGGATTTGATGCCCCTAGTGGCGGCGAACCCGTTTCATCAACTGTCGAATAACCTACTTCTACCGCTGCTGAGGTAAGGGTACCGCGGTAGATTCTGCATTTCTGTGTTGCGTCTGAATTATCGAACCTAAAGGCAAGATATTGCCAAACATTTGCGACCATTACTCCAGAGTTTGAAATTGTCTTCAAGTCAAACTTCGCTTGAAAACGTAGCTGGCCAGCCGCTGTACTGGTGGATGTCATCATGCGTAACGTTTCTGTACCAGCTCTGTCTTCTCCACATATCTGCCTAAAGGTTGCGTCTACATTACTAGGATTTACCCACACCAATGCCGTAAATTGATTCTGGGATATACTTAAGTCACCAAAATCAACTTGCTCAGTAATTGCATTAAAGAGTAGTGACATTATACATCGTCATATTCAAAATATAATTCGTCAACGATAACGGGTGCAGCAATGCCGCCAGCACCTTCTGTTATCCCATTACGATAAAAATTATAATGAACCGAATTAAGTTTTTCAAAATTCGCAGAAGTTAATGCGATACTAGTTTCCATTCGATAAAGCGTTGTTCCACCAGCCACATCCGTTACAGCAACGGCTTCTTGTACTGTTGCTGGATCAAACGTTTCTAGGTCGTTCCCTCCTATAGCGCGATACTCAAAGTTAGCAACAAAGTTTCCCGTTATTACGGATGAATGCCATACAATAATAAGCTTAGCCGTACCAACATAATTATTAGGAACGTAAAATTTACCGCTACCACCAATTTTAGTATCGGTGTCATTGAAAATTAATTGGTAAACATCAAATATATTATTTGTATGGAGAACCGAAGACGGTTGTTTAAACACATCACCTGAATTGTCAGGTTTAAAGCCCGGTAAAATATCGTGTCTTAAAGGAAGCATTATTCAACTCCAAACTTTTCTTTGAGCCACTGTTTTAGAATGGCTTTCTTAATACGGTTAGGGAAAACAAATGGAGCAGTGGCTGTATTAATTGCAGCCACAAGCGCAGGTCGGTTTGCCTCAAAAAAATCTTCGATAGCTTGAGTGGCTAAATCGATATCGCCCTTTACCCATGTCACTCGTTTAGTTCTTGCGACTTCTTGTCGTACTCGTGTTTTTTGTTTTTCCGTAAAAATTGCCATTATTCACATCCCTAAAATTTATTAATTTCTCATGCTTATACGCTGACGACCACGTGCAGCCATTGGCTTATAAGCATCGCGCTCATGCTCAACTGACTCCCCCGCAGGTGGCTGACCTTCTTCTTGTGTTGCCATCCATGCCATTACACCGGCCACGGCACTATCACCATGTCGTTGTTTTCCATCACTACCTTTGTCTCGACCATCATCCATTTTAGGCCGGCCTTTATCGAGTATCACTCGACGGTGATCAGCAATAATGTCTTCACTCTTCGGAACAGTAATAGACTTATCTTCAAGAGCAGCTTTGTATTTTGGAAAGGCAACGGCATACCAGGCTGCGGTTAGCATTACGCATTCAACTCTGGTTGGACCATATTTTTGTAAAGCCGCTTCAGCATGAGCTTGGCCATTACCACGTGCATCAAACTTGGCGTGATGAAACAATGGCAAGTTATCTAATATGTAAAACATAATAAGTTGCTGAACATCAAACGGAATATTTCTAAGTTCTAAAACAAAACCGGTTGACCAGTTGCCTGCACCTTCTTCTTGTAATATCCAATCAATAGACAAGTCACCGGAGCGACCAAAATCTGAACCAAACACGCTACGCTTATCGGTAGGTAAATTATCTAGCACCGGTTTTAAAACATCTTTAATCCAAATCTCGGTTTCTTTTAGACGGTTATCATTGAGTGCCCATTCATCTTTTTGACTAAAGCGAATAACAGGAATACCTTCAACGGCACAGCGCTCTATTAATGTCCGTGGTATATAAGTACCACTGCCCATGCGTGGCATACAAAATAATTCTTCATCGGCACCATCACCGTATTGATTGATAATGTTTTCTCTAAATTCTTCTTCAGCTTTGGGTGTCCATTTCTTTCCTTGCACTAAAGCAATACGTTTATAAAACCCTTGTGCAAGCGCTTCATCAAACGTGACGGTATGCAATGAGTACGGCAATTTACCGGCTTTAATTAATTTTACTAATTGATTAAACTCATTGTCTTCACCATTGTGTGTTGAAACAACATCAACACGGCCGCCCCAAATTAAAAAGGCAAGCGCTGCTTTTAATAGCTCACCTAAATCATTATGAAAAGCAGCCTCATCAATTCGCGCATGCCCTTGTCGTCCACGAAAATTGTGAGGGTTAGACGATAGCGCTTCTATTTTTTTACCGCTGGCAAGATAAATCGAATACTTAATAATATCTCGACGTTCATTTTCTATAATAACTTTTTCGTAAGCCACATCAATTGCACTTGCAGCAATTGAAAAGGCTTTACAGAAAAAAGCACAGTCTCCAATAAATTCGGCCGCCATTGGTAAATTATAGCCAACGTAAAATTGATTCATGCCGTTTTTCTCAGCCGCTTCAAGTGAAGCTTCAGACGCCATTGCGCCCCAACTAAAACCAATACGTCGAGACTTTTGGCAAAGCCGTACCTGGGCTTTATCTTCATGCCAGGCTTGTTGATAAGGTAAAAGAATATGAGGGATATCCAACGCAGCCATACCTTTGGCTCGCTCGGTTTGCTTATCCGCAACCAACTCTAGGTATTCTTTTTTTGTTTGATTATCCACTTTTATTATTAGTCCAGCTTAATACCGAGTATCTTGCCACGAATTTCATTAGCAACTTCTGAAGATAAACCGTGATCACGTGTCAGTTGCTCAACTTTTTCAGCAGCCGCTTGTTTGCTTTCTGTTAATTTTTGCCGTGCTTCCATTGCCCATTCTTTTTGTCGAACGGATGCATTGGTTAAGCGTGCCACCATGATGCCAATTTTTTGTAAGTTAACGGGTGCGCTTTCATCATCATCCAACTCCATCAACGTATCGAACGTTTTAGTTTGCACAAGTCGAATCAATGCATCGTTCATCGCGCCAGCATCATCTTCAGAACCTTCGCTTATTGCTTTAGCTTGTTCGGTTGCAATGCGTAAACGTTCTATTTTTTCTTCAAACTTTTGGCCGTGCCGGTGAATAGCCGAACGGCTGATTTTAAATTCAAGATCACGTTCTTCTAACTCTGCATCCAACCAGTCAGCTAAAGCGTCATAATTGCTAAAGCCACTGGCGACAAGCTGCTTATTTAATTTAGCTCGCAAATCATCTGGCAATTGCATTAGGCTTGATCGCTTCGCCATTAGAAACTCGCAGGCCGTGCAATACCGGTTTCTTCTATATCTGGGTTTTCTAGATAATCAACGCCGAATGGCAATAACCGTGCTTCCCAATACCCTGGCATTTTTTTAATTTCGACAAAATTTTTGTCACATAGGTATTGCAAAGCTTTCTTAATATCTTGTGAGGTTGCTTCTAAATCAGCATCGCCCAGAATATCTTTAATTAAACCTTCGCCTACTGGCAGAGGGCGCCCGGCATCAAGAATTTTTAAAACTCGATATCGAACCATACGACGTTGCGCTTGCATTAAATCTTCATGAGTCGACATTGCTTACTTCCTTTACTCGTTGGTTTTCAGAGATTCGTTCTATAGCTTCACTTATTGAACTTAGCTTTAAATTTGTTGCGTCCAATTTATGATCGGTTACGTTATATACACGAATAAAATCTTCTCGCATAACGTATTGCTGCGGTAATTCAGAACGAAACTTATATATATCCACTTCAAGTTTTTTAAGTTCATTAGTAAATTCAGTCTCAGACTTTATGCGTGATTCGCTTGCTTCATGGAGAGTTTTAAATAACGTTTTAAATTTTTCGTCTGAATGCTTTTGTGTTGAATTCAACATCCATCGCACCGCAAGCAATACCACCGCTGCATATAGTGTAACGATGGTCAGCGTTACAGCTATCATTTCTAAACTAATACTCTCCACAAATAATCCCCATCAAATTATTCTTAAATTTAATTTTTGTTTTTGTTCAAATTCAAACTGCAATTGGCAATCTATACACCGTGCGGCATCAGGCTTTGCTTTTAGCCGTGCTTCGGGTATTGGGTCGCGGCATTCACAACAATGTACAGAAAATATTTCAGTGTTTTCTATAAGTGTTGCTTTCATTTTCACTAAAGCCCAACCAATGCCAGGATAATTATTAATATTCTGTGCATCGCGTTATCAAACTGATGGTTACGTTTTTCTTCGCTTAATTCTGTTTCTGCTACCGACCACTTAAAGGCTAAGTAGTTGGCGCGCTGTTCCGTTACTTTGCCAAGCATCAACATATTATCCTGAACAAGTTGCATTTCTTTAATGGCTGCAGTTAGCTCCCATGCGATATCGGTATTAGCTTGAGCAGATGTACGGAACACCAATAGTGCTGATGCGCCTTCTTTGCTAAACCCTAAATAATCAATACCATTAAAATTCACTTGTTCAGCTTGAGGTAAAGCCGATAACTTTAATGGTGATGTAATTTCTTTTTGTTTTTTTAGCCCTTTGGCTAAATCACTAAACACACTAGTAACAGGTGCCTCAATCGGCTTTAATGCACAGCCACTAAGAATCAAACCGGAAAAGCTAATCAGTATTATTCCAGCGATCAACAAGTGTATTAATCGTTTCATTGTTTTCACTCTTAATTTGTTTAATTAATATTTCAGCTTTGCTTTTAATGTTTAAAGCTTCTTCATTGTGAGCTACAGCCTTTTTATAATGTGCATATATTTCTTGTTCGAGATAGCTTGATTGAGTTTCAAGCGCCCTTAGTTGGTTATTAACTTCACGATGTTGCGCGGCTTTTTTAATATGCTTAGTTGTGCGAGTAGAAAACCACAGTACGACTAGCGCACCAATGAACCCTGCGATAAATTTCCACAATGATTTAATCAATTTCATTGTTTTACTCATCGAATGATTTAGCTTTGGCTTCACGGTATTGCCAAATAGACAAAATGCCAGTAATTGCAATGCCAAACTCGGTGCCCGACATTTCAGGTACCGACATACCAAAGAGGGTAAGCCCGGCTAGTAAAAATTTAATTACCACAACGACAAATGACACCACAACAAAAGCTAATGTGGTGGACTCTTTACCGCGTGTATCTTTTAATGTGAATTTAGGAATATGCTTTTCCATTAAGTGGCTCTCCTAGTTGCTTGCTCGATAGTTAAAATGCGTGGGACGTAAACGGTTTTAGGTTTTCTATATAAGCGAGGTATTTTTATCGCGGTTAAATCTTGGCAACGCGGTTGCGACATTGCTGGTGGAACCGATACATGCACCCAGCGCCCAAACTCGTGAATAAGTTGCTTGTAACGAGGCACATTATCTCGAATCCAAATGGCCACTTCATAAGGGCTGTAATTTGCAACAGTAAAATCAGCAGCGCTACCAGTAATATGGTCACTATTTTTTGAGCCACGAATAAGGGAGTTTAATTTTGTAGGACGAAGGCCTGAAGAAATATGTACTGCGCCTAGTTCATCACGCACAGGTTGTAAAATATAATTAACCAACCGGCGTAAGTTAGCAAACTCGATCGAGTCTTCATCCACATTAATTTCGATGCCATGACGCACTGCTGTTTGTGAACGAGTAAACTCATCGAGGTAGAAATTTTTAGATAATTGAATTCGCATGCGCTCCATGTTACGGAGCGATGCGTTATTGATACATTAAAACGCTTTAATGTTTAATTTAAGCAGGGTCAGCTTGTAGATTATATAATTTTTTCAACATCTTAACAGTATTTAATAAACGTTATATATTATTAGCAATCTTATTTAATAATTCACGGCCAAGTTGACCACGTGAGATACAAGTAAGTGTGATATCTTGAGAAACTGTACCGGGTTTATATTCTCCGGTGATGGTTGTTTTAATTATGAGATTGTTTCCATCTACAATAACGCCATAAGCAACACGAGTTGATGTTCTGTTATCTTTTAAATAATCAATCCCCATTGTGGTTCCGCAGTCTGCTTGTGCTGGAGTTAATTTCTGATCAATGGCCGCTGTTGAAATAATGCCAGCAGAATCATCATATGCGGTAATTTGGAAACCTTCATTTATAAGAACCTTCTTAGCCGCGCTTAATATTTTGTTCTTACTTGCGCTTAACGTTTTTGTGTTGACGGAGGCTTTAGCTGTTGGTGGAACATATGTCACCGCACAAGAAGTAGTGGCTAGGAACATAGCTCCAATAATTATTTTATTCATAACGTTTCCTTTTATTATATTGGCTGCCATTTAGAGAACGAATCAATCTGCAGTAATTCTACAGGTTGAACTCGATCATAAAAATCAAAACCTTTAATACGAATATCGCTGGTATTTTCAAAGCGTCCTTGCTGATTGAGTTGAACGCTCTGGTTGTGCAAAACTCCAATATCTAACCTAAGTATTATAAGAGCTATAATCATTAGCGCTAGTATTAAAGTCATATGTCGAACCGATGTCCGAGATATTGTAAATTCATTTTGCACTTTTCCTTGGTGTGCTATTTTTTTAATCCGCTCCAACTCCATTTGGATAACGTCATACTGCGACGTCCCCATTTTCATTCTCCCGAATATGATCAATTAAGTTAATAATTTCGGCGCTTTCTTGTTCTTTATCCGCGACAACGTTTGGGGAACCGTTGCTGGCTTCAATCAACTTCTTGTGCCGTTCATAAATGCCGGTAATCACTTGCGCGGTTTGATTATGATTCAACTCAACCTCTGATACTTGAATATAGTAATAAGCAAGCTCTATCGATATTTCTAATAACTTTATATCAAGCGGCTTGGAATAACCATAGATTTTAGGAGCAGACTCCATAAGTATCAGAATTTGCTTTATTTGGTCATCATTCATGTTAAGGCTATAGGCCATATCTCGCAGTGGTGCGAGCTGCATAAGATCAGGTTGTTCGGTGCGTTCTTCAATAGTCCTAATCACCATATCAGTGGCATCATTTAAACTTTCCAAGCGTTGTTCAAACTCAGGATGAATGCGGGATTTTCCTCTACCCCAAATCAGCCAATCCAGAGATACCTGATACTCTTCCGCAAATGGCACAAGAAAGTCATACGGTATTTTTTCTCTTTTTCGCCATGTTGTCATAGAAGAACTGCCTGTTCTCAGGGCTCTACAAATAGCACTATCGTTTTTAGATTTTGAAATAAGTGCTACACGTTCCATTATCATGCCGAAAAAATACTCAAATGGTAATTCCTTACTAGATTTAGTTGACATATGTTAATTCACCCATTATATTTATTTTCATACGTTAATAAATACGCTTTTTTTTAGTTTTAAAGATACCTTATGGATTATACATTATGCAAAGCCAAGAAATTTTAAAAATTCTAAAAACTAAGAACTTAAATTATTCCTTGGTTGCAGAAGCATTGGGTAATATATCCCCACCACATGTATCCGCTGTGGCTAGACGTAAAGCTCAGTCTTTACGAGTTGCTAAGGCAATCGCAAAAGCCGTCGGTGAACCAATCGAACAAGTCTTCCCAGATATGCCTTCCTATCACACCAAAGAATCACGCAAAGAACGGGTTGCCAAGCTACGTAAGGAGTTAGCCGCATGATGCAAATGCGAAATCATTTCGCATTTGCTTCAATTACGCCAATCAGCGCCCAATTGCCGAGCCGTCACATATCGCGCAACCAAGGCACGAACTTTGATGGTGGTATCAGCATGATGCGAATGCTTCAACACCCAGCGCCGGGCAAACACCGGCTCCATAGCCAGCAGCCACTCTATATATATGGAGGTGCTTTTATGTTGCGCCAGTTGGTTAGCCGCCTCTCGATTAAGGTCAATCCATTCTCGGCAATACAGCACCAAGGTGGCAGGCACAATTCTATAAAAGGCTTCGCTGTTTTTATTAAGCGTATCCATACCTTGTTTTTTATATTCCATTCATTTTCCCCTGTGTTGTTGAGAAGTACTTTACCGAAATGGCAGTACTGCGCACAGGGGCAAAATTTTAATTTGTTTGACATAGGCACTTTAAGAGGAGCTTCCAATGACAGGTAAAAATTGGAACCGCCTTCAAGCCACTAGCATGTCGCATGCAATGGAGCTTTGCGTGGAATACGCGAAAGATAACGACCCTCAATTTTCGATGGATAGATTAGCCGAGGCACTTGGTCAACAAAACAAATGGATACTTTATAAGTGGATAAGCGAAGGTCGATTGCCTGCTTGCTTTATAAAACTGTGGGAACGATTTTGCGGCATAAATTTTATAACACGCTATTTGGTACACAGTGAAGGCAGCATAATTTTAAAAGTATCCAAAGGCCGAAAACCTAAACACAAAAAAATAAACGAGTTATCGATTGCGAGCGCCGAAACAGTGGCCTTACTCATGAAATTTTACGAGGGCGACGCTGATGCTGAGCAAACATTAGGAGCCATTACCGATGTAATGCAGTCGCTTGCTTGGCATAAAAACAATGTGGAAAAAACCACCCAACCTGAATTTGATTTTGGAGATAACAAATAATGTCTGATGAAAAATATAAAAGTGAATCACAGCAGCGCATTATCAAAGTCATGTTTATTTTATCTGGGCACGAAATTAATGGACTGGCACCCGGTGAAATTGCAAAGGCACTACATGAAACACCGAGCAAAATTACACGTGTACTGGCTAATTTAAAAATAGCAGGTGTGGCCGAGCAGTTAATTGAAACTGAACGCTGGCGGTTATCACCAAAGACCGTGCAGATAGCGATTGCACATTTCAATGCACTTGATAAAGCAGAAAGCAAGTTACGTGAAGTACGAAATCGATTTTCACGCACACCAAACTAAAAACGAATAAGGAGTGGACAATGTCAGTCGAACAGAACTGGAAAAACAAATATGAAGCGTTAGCAGAAGCCGTAAAACAAGTACCTTCTTTTTCTACACATTATGGCGAAGCATTAAAAGGCGGATTGACTGAGCACACAATGATTATTAAAGAGTCTGTTATTTACGATATCCAGCAAGCGCTTAAGTAACAAATAAAACATAAAACCAAGAGGAATAAACATGTCAAGAAAAGCAACAACGAAACCTGCGGTAGATATGACCGCAACTGCAGATATGGAAGTAATAAAAAAAGCTTCTGCAAAATCAGATGTGCATCATAAACAACTTGCTGAAGTAGTTGAACAGTTTGGAAATGGGCAACCTTATGACTTACAACAAGCAAGAAATGAAGTTAGATTCTATTTAAACCGATCTGGCGAAGCAATGATGGAAACGGGTAAGCGACTTATCTTAATTAAAGAACATGAAGAGCATGGGAAATTTTTAAGCACATTAGAGCTACTTGGTTTGTCAGTAAGATCTTCTCAAATGCTTATGCAGATCGCGCGTAAATTAATAGGTGAACTCGAAGGCATTGCAAAGCTAGGTTATACCAAAGCAGTTGTATTAGCAGCCGAAAATACAGAAGACTTAAAGCTCTTAAATGATGGCGGTGAATTAGCAGGCTATACCTACGATGAATTTGATCGAATGAGTATAAATGATCTTAAAAAAGCAATTCGCAAAGCCAAACAAAAAGAAACAGATACCGACGAAGTTCACCTTCGAATGCTTGAACAAAAAGATAAAAAAATAAACCAACTTGATAAAAAATTACATGATGTAAGAAAGCATTCTAAAAAATGGGACTACGCCGTTAAAGAATTCAACATTGAAACCACCACGCTTGCCGGTGGGCTTTTAGAAAAAGCAGATCAACTTGATACTTTGCGGGATGCATTTTTAACGGCTGACTTTGGTGAAGACAATGAGGCCGCTACCGAATCAATGGCAATAGTGTACTACGACGCGATTAGTCAAATTTTCGATAAAGCGACAACGTTAATGCATGACTGCGACGAAGTTTTTGGTGGCTATAAAGATATGGCCAAGCCGATGTTGAATGCTTAAAAAATATAAATAACTAAGGGGATTAAAATAATGAAATGTAAAGAGTTTGTAACGCCTGAGTGTTCAAAAATGCTTGGCATAAGTCAGCATAATTTTGTCACACCAATTTCACCTAAACGGCTTGAACAGCTTTGCAGGCGAATAGATAACTCTCTCGGCTTAAGAGCTAATCCACTTTACATTTGTTAAAAAAAGAATAAAAAAATGCCTATTAACGAACCATCCGCCATTGCAGTGCAAGATGATCTGCGCAGCTTAGCATTACAGCTAGATAACGCTTCTCATAAAAATCGTGGTGTACTAATTCGCACGTTTGCTGAGCTGCATGATTGGTCTAATGCAAAAGTATATCGCATGCTAAAAAATGTTGGCTGGTCTTCAGGGCGTAAAACACGTGCAGACAAAGGTACAACTTCACAATGCATGGAAACACTTAAAGATGTAACAGCGACATTGCGGCTCGGTGTACGCAAAAATGGAAAGGTTACTATGCAAGTGCCCAACGCAGTAAGTTTGCTGCAATCTAATGGCCGTAAATTTAATGTAACGCATGGCCGTGTAAGCGCGCTGTTAAAAGCACGGCAAATGGATATCCAAAGTCAAAAGAAAGATCGCGCTCACCAACGCATGCGATCGCTCCACCCAAATCACGTACACATGGTCGATCCATCATTGTGCCTTATATATTATTTAAAAGATGGTTCTCAGCACATTATGCGCGATGATCAGTTTTATAAAAACAAACCAGAAAACATTGCGAAAGTTAAGAACCTTAAAGTATGGCGTTATGTTTTAGTTGATCACTATAGCCACACCATTGTTGTTCGCTATTACCAGTCTAAAGGTGAAACGCAAGCCAACCTTTACGACTTCCTACTCTATGCTTGGAAGCAACTTGATGGCCGAGCTTTTCATGGCGTACCTAAAGTACTCTACTGGGATAAAGGCAGCGCCAATACCGCCAAGGCTATTGCGGTGGCACTTAAAGCACTCGGTGTAGAAGCGTTAACACATCAAGCCGGAAACCCACGCGCAAAAGGTAGCGTGGAAGTTGGCAACGATATGACCGAAAAATTATTTGAGTCTCGATTACGTTATGAGCCAGTAAACAATGTTGATGAACTGAATACAGCCGTTGAAGGTTGGTACAACGCATACAACTCTAACACCGTCCCACATTATGATTCGCGATTAAATCGTAAATTTATGGACACACCAATGGCGCGTTATGCCATATGGCAAATAATTCGTGAAGAACAACTTACTATTTTACCTGATGAATCTGTTTGTCGATATCTATTAAGTGCTGAACCAATAGGACGTAAGGTCAATGCTGATTTAACAATAAGCTTTAAACATCCTAATACTAAACAGCGTGAATTTTATGACGTTTCACATCTTCCCGGTGTTTACCCTAATGCCATTATCCAAACCTCCCCATTAATATATGGCAACCGGCAGGTGTTGCTTACCTTTGAAGATTATAAAGGTGAAGAATTTACCTTTGTTGTTGAGCCATTGGAAGTTGATCGCTTTGGAGGTTTCAGTACAGACGCAGCCGTTATTGGACTCGAGTATAAACAGCAACCCGACACCGTTGTTGAAAAGGCTGGCAAAGAAGCTGACAAAAAAGCATTCCCGGATATGGATGAAGAAGAAATTAAGAAAGCTAAAAATAAAAATGCCACGCCATTCAATGGCGAACTGGATGCGCATTCTCATTTACAAAACGTTGACATGCCATCTTATATTAAACGACCAGGCAGTGAATTAAGTGTGCCGGATAGATTCAACGTTGAAAGCAAACCACTTTCTAAAATTGAAGTTTCAAAACTATTAGTGCGTGAGTTAAATCGCCCACTAAAACCAGAAGAACAAGCCAATATTAAAAATTGGTATCCCGATGGCGTGCCGGAAGATCAATTCGACATTCTATTACAACGATTAACTCAACCACAACATCAGTCTGGCTCACTGAGCGTTGTGAAATAAACCAAGGAGAATAATATGCTATCCGCCAGAGCAGCTACCGAAAAAAAACAACTTCAACCTAGGAGAAAATATATGCCATTAAAACTTAAAACAGTTTTAGTTGGTAATGGCTTATCTCAACGTCAATGGCTAAACAATGTTAAGCAATATACCGCGCATAATATTGGAGCCGGTCAGTCTTTATCAACCACAGCAGGAAGCTTAATATTAAATTGGGATACCTGGCCAAAACTAACGCCAAAAGAATCCATCATGGAACAAACTGAATTTTTTTTAAAAAAACACAAGATACCCGATGATGTTATAGCAACAATATGGGATATGGATAATGAAGAACTATCAAAAAATGTAACGCCCATAAAACTTGTTCGGCAAACAGTACGTCCTAAAAAAACAAAAACACCTTTTGAAATAAATCTACCGGAGGCAGAAATGTTAAGTAATCAGGCTAAAAATCATTTTAAAATTATTAAAGATCCATTTATAGATGATGTGCGATGTGCGGATGATTTATTCCTTTCAACCGATCAACGTTACATTGCTGAAGCCATGCACCATACGGCTAAGCATGGTGGCTTCTTAGCGGTTGTTGGTGAGAGTGGCGCGGGTAAATCAACTCTGCGTAGAGGCTTATTAGATCGCATTGCTAAAGAAGGCATGCAAGTAATCGTAATTCAACCGCGCTGTATTGATAAGGCACGGTTAAACACAGGCTCAATTTGCGATGCCATTATTCAAGATACTTCAAAAGAAAAACCTAAACAAAGTTTAGAAAATAAATCGCGACAGATTGAAAGAATACTGACTGGTTCAAGTCGAGCAGGTAATCATCATGTATTAGTGATTGAAGAAGCACACGATCTAACGATTAAAACAATAAAGTATTTGAAAAGATTCTGGGAGATTGAAGATGGCTATAAAAAATTATTATCCATCATTCTAGTCGGCCAACCAGAATTAAAAGACACTTTAGATGAACGGCAAAACTGGGACGCACGCGAAGTTATCAGACGTTGTGAAGTAGCGGAGCTACATCCATTAAACGGCAACCTTGAAGAATATATCTCCTTAAAATTCAATCGCATTAACAAGCAGATGAATGAAATATTTGAATCCGATGCATTCGATGCCTTGCGTAAACGTATGACATTAACCCGGCGTGGCGACTCAAACAGCGAAAGCATGCTGTACCCACTCGTTGTAAATAATGCCATTACGAAAGCTTTAAACCTTGCTGCCGAACTTGGCTTTGAAAAAGTTGATGCCGAAATAATAAGAGGGATATAACCATGCATTCGCAAACCGCCAGACAAAGCTCTAGTTTAGTAATGGAGGATGAATATATAGAACAATGTGCCGCAGTTTATATAGAGAAAAAGTTACAAGCATACGGCATTTTATTCTCAATGTTTGTTCTGTATCCGAATGATATTTTAGCCGCTGTAGTTGATCGTGATTTTCAACCGATGCTAATGAAGCATAGCACTGAAGAATGTAAGCAAATCTTCTGCAGCTTTCATTTACCAACGATTGAAAATATTAACAAGCAACTTTGTAACAATAACTAGGGGATGTGATTATGAGTGCAGCAGATAGATTAAGCGAAACAATTGGATACTGTGAAGGGTTATGTGGTGGGCTTCATAGCCATCATCTTATTGATGGTTTGTGCCCAGAGTGCCAGAACAACATCAATATCCAAATGATTGATACAGAACCACGCGAGTTAGATTTTAATGACAACGACGTTGGTATGGATGCCTTTGTTTTTATTCCAAATGCGGGTGTATTCGGTTTGGATCCAGCTTCACCTGGTGATGATAGAACGGTTGAATTGGAGCTTTAAAATGTTTGCCAGCAATATTTATTACATTGATACCTATCCAGAAAATGGAACTGTATTTGCAAAAAACTTCATGCCGAATGATGAATATATGCAATGGCTCACAACCGAATATAACAGCGTTAAAAATGGTGACATTAACCCGGTGTTTCAACAAATTAACCAAGCGGTCTTTGCAAAAAAACACTTAGAAACGAAAGTGGTGGCTATCGGGCCACATGCAAAAGCAGTTGGAGAATTTATTAATACAATTGGGCATGGTCACATCGCAGATGTGGTGGGTGAATAATATGTATACGGTTCCTGAATCAATAGCTTTAAATCCAGAACTAAAACGATTACTCGATATTTTGCGTAAGCATCCAGGCAAAGCAAATCGTATTAGCATGATAGAACTCTATGAGACGTGGGTAGGTAGAAAAATAAAACGTAATGAACTTAATAAACCTATTGAAAATGTTGCCACACTGTCACGTTCAATGCGGTTGTTGATTAATGAATTAATTATGGTGTACGCCATTCCAATTATGTCGAGTACTAGCGGTGGCTATTGGATAATTGCTAACACAGAAGAATTGGAAGAAGTTTATCATCAGGATATGTCACGTGCCTTAAGCACGATACAAAAAGCTACTAAAAGAAAAAAAATATCATTAGTTGATGCGGTCCAACAACTCGCGTTGGACTTAGGAGATGACAATCCTTTTACAGAATCGATCGCCAAATATAACTCCAGTCTTGATTTAACTAATTTAACATTAAGCCGCGAAGCGCGTATGTCGGCCATTACCAAGCACTTAAAGGATATGTTTGATTCACCACAACAATATGCCGACCAGATCCAACAGCTGCAAGCCATGTTCGGCCCCAAACTTATCCCACCAAAAATACTTATGCAGATAAATAGCCAAGTAAACCAACTTCAAAAACTATCTGACCAGGCAAAGAGTGTGGCAGGTAATATTCAAACTTTATTGGAGGTGTCCATATGAAAGTAAGAACGTGGTCTGACGACGATATAAAAGTAATTATTGATATGTATATAGATGACAAAACCTATGAAGAAATTGGTAATCATTTTCATGCATCAAAATTAACAGTTTCTAAATTAATAAATTCTCTAATAGCTAGAAACGAAGTTCACGATCGAAAAATCAATGCTTGTAAACAAAGAGAAAAAAAGAAAAATTCAAATAAAAAAATTCGACCATGTTTGAAGTGTCGTAAAGGTTTCTTGTCAGCAGGTTCGCATAATAGGCTTTGCTTTAACTGTAAAGTTCATAACGCCCGCTACAACACTTCTCCGTATTATGAAGAACGCAATGCATCAGGAGTACTTTACTAACAATGCATCGCTTATCCGATATCTACACGCTTTCGCAATTGTTTTTGTTTGCAGTGATATTTATCGGAGCAGGTTTTGTATATGGATATAGCGTCGCTAAATGGTTCCACATGAAACGCAATAAAAAAGGATCAGGTAAATGAGAGAAGATGTATTTATAGAAATGGGAAAACTAATTCTCATGGAGCTTAGTGCTTTCATGATTGTAATATTAATTGCATGCCTAATAGCAGCTTTAAAAAAACCATAATCCATTAAGGAGTGAATTATGAACCGAGATGATCTAGTTAAACAAGTAGAACAAATGCCTTTAGGTGACTTAGCCAAACAGGTAGTAAGTGGCTCTTATACTGATGGTATTCATAACGCAGTGCTTATTCAGCGGTGTATTGAAAGCGAGGAGTTTGAGCAAGCTTTAATTTCCATAGAGCAATTAGAAGGAGCGGATGGCGATGAGGAAAGTATATTGCTAGATGCAATGGGATATGCGCGACAAGCATTAGTTAGGAAATCATAATTACAGAACTAAAAAGAGGTATCTATTGTGAGTAATGTAACTCATACAACCATAGCAAAATATCGAATCAGCACCTGGTGTGATATGAACGATTTAGATAAAACCTTAAATGGTATTCAAGGCAATGATGGTAATGGCTGGCAGCATTGCCATGAGAATGGTAAACCACTCATTTTTGACAAGCTTAAAGATGCCAACATTAAATTAAAAAAATTAAACTAGATTTAAAATAATGAGTATTTTAGAAGCTAATAAAGTAACCCACTTTTCAACACAAGATGAATTACTGCAAGAGGTTTACAGATTACGCGACGATGCCAAACGCTATAGTACTTTAGGTGCATTAGATCCTGATGAATTATTAGATATTGCTTCTCGCATGGCTCAGGAACTACAAGAAATTTGTGATGATGCCATTGAATCAGGTAGTTCATTACCATCTACCCAGGCATTGGTTGATGAATATGAAAATGATTATTTTTCTAAAACAAATTTAAGCAGTAAAAGGTCACAGGAGTAAATTCCAATGGGTACTAAACTTCAAGATCCAAAGTGGTACAAAATGATGCTCAATATTGCCAAAGAGCAGCTTGATTGGGATGAGGATTTTTATAGAGAGTACTGTTTGAAAAAGCATGGCGCCACAATGAAGAATGGCAAGATATCGTCAACGACTATGAGCACAATTCAACTTTATAACGCTTATCAATATGTAAAAAGTTGCGGCTTCAAACCCACCAAACGTAAACAGACAAAGACTACAGCTGAAAATATATCTTATGCTGAAATCAGTTTGATGACCCATATCTGGTTACGCCTGGCCGCAGCTGGTGTTGTAAAAGACCAAAGCAAAAAAGCCATGCAAATATGGGCTAGTAATCAAGCTATCAAATTCATTCCAAGAGGCTCGCATAGCACAATTGAATTCTATCCAAAATGGCTAGGCCAAAAATTAATAGAACAACTAAAAAGTTGGGCTAAACGATGCAATGTTGAATGGGAGCATACCGGTGGAAGCTGAAGAACTACGCGCACCAGAGCTAATGCGAGACCTGCTTGATAAAAGTGCCGACATACTCCAAAAGCAAATCAATATGCCGCCTGAAGAAGCCAAACTGGCCGCACTAGCGATAGTAAAACAACTCGCTAAAGATTGGGGTGGCCAGCAAGTTTACATCCCTAAATCCATGATGCTAGAACTAGATGAACGCGACCGCCAAATATACAAAGAATTCACCGGTACAAATCAGCCTCAATTGGCTAAAAAATACAACATGTCCGTTGTCCGGGTTTACCAAATTCTAGACTTCGTTCGCACCAGTAATTTCCTTAAATCACAGCAAGATTTATTTAACGCTACCAATAAATAGAGGCTCACATGGATACTAATAATGTATTTAATGAAATCAAAAAAATAACATTTTTTGAAGCCGATTCAAAAATAGCTATACCTTCAATCAAATACACCAATCTAGATATGCTTAAATATTGCGCATCAGAACAAGCTAGAGTTACCAAAGAAGACTCTATAAAAAAAATTAAAAAACAATCATTTTACTAGGGGTTAGATGTGGGTAAACGGATTAAAAACCTGAAACGCATTGCGGCCAATAAAGGCTGGCTTTACGTCGTGATGATGCTGACCTTTGGCTGGATTCTCGCTATATGGATTCTAATTGGCTGCGCCCTACGTGAGCTAGGCATACAAATGATTAAGATTGGTAACAAGCTTTAAAAATTTCTCCCGACACCCTCTAAAGCTTCCTTTCAAATACTACAAACCCTTTGCAAATATCCATCCCATTACGTACCATTTAGTTTCGCTACATCCCACTTATAACAGTATATCCCTATAGTTATATCAGGGGGTTACATTATCCCTAAGAGCAAGCATTTGCGACAAGATGATGAAAAGGATCCCGAAGTTAAGTAAAGATTTG